ATATCATACTGTTCAAAATTATTTCCACGCATAGCAAACGTATTTGTAATTACTCCTTTTACACCGTCTACTTCAACTTTAGTTCCTTTAGGATAACGTTCTTCAAATTCGTTTTCATTTAACACTTTATGAATTTCTTCTTTAATAAATTGTTTAAATTGAGATTTTTTCATTTTTTATTATAAATATTACAAAAGACTTTCAGCTACATATATACCTTGTGCACCTGATACTGTAATACCACGAGCACTTAACGCGTCCCCCACAAAATAGACATTTTCATGTTCTACTAATGATAGATCCATATAATTTACTAATGGTTCAGGAGATAAATATTTTACCTCAGGAATATACATACCCCAATCATCACCAAATTCAAATACTTCATTCATTTGGTTGATAAAGTTTTCAATATATTCAAAATGACCCCCAAACGCTTCTTTAATCTTATTATATCCACCTTCACCATGAGTAATTTGAAAACTATTAACTTTATTTCCTTCAGAAGTTAATGATGGACTTCTTGTTATATTAGGTGAATAATATATTCCTGCTTTAAATTTAAACACAGGAACATCTATTTGACATTTTTGTACTACTTCTCTACACCATTCAAACGGATTTTCAATACCTTTAATTTCCATCAAGATACCAAAATTAGTCATATCATTTCTAAATTCTTCACCTTTCTTAGCATGACCATTATAAGTAATATCACCATATGTTTCCTCTACTGCTACATAAGCCGCGTTATTGTTAGTACAGAATGAGCGTAACGATACTTTATCAAACTTTTGATATAGTTTAAAATCATACGAAATATCGATTAGTTTTTGGAAGTATTTTTGTGGTGCTTCAAAACGAACCCCAATTTGTACTGATTTTGGTTCTGTTGGTAGATTATAGTCATTTGATAGTTGTTGAGCAAAATCAATACCTGATTTACCTACTGCAAAGATAAGTTTATCATATGTTTCTCTAGGTAAAGTTGTATAACGGTGTCCTTTTACACTATATCTAATAACATTAATATCAAATGATATGTTTTTTACCTCAGTCTCCCACATAAAATTAACACCTTTATCAACTAAATAATTATACCAATTAATAGCAATTTCATGTAGATAGTTTGAACCAATATGCCATACTGGAAATAGTCTTAATCCAAAGTGTGGTTTAATGAAATCAGGTTCTTCTTGTGGATCAGAACAAAATATTTCTTCTGGTTTAGGATGGAAACGAGTAAAGTTATCTACTACCTGTTTCATTAATTTCATTGCTTTTTCTTCACCACAATATTTAGATAATACTCCTCCGATTGCTGTATGGTATGTTAATTTACCATCACTCCATCCTCCTGCACCTAGCATACCTGTCATTACTTCCTCAGGTTTACGTTTAAAAGGATCATTGCCTTTATCAATAATAGTGATTAATTCTCCAGGATAACCATTATCCACTAAGGTAGTAGCCGCATTAATACCAGCTACTCCTGCTCCAATAATTACAATTTTTTTATTCTTCATCATTCAATTTTTGTTTGGAAGCTCTCTTCCAATATCTTGTTAATCGTTTTTTTCTATTTATTTTTCTATCACGTCTGCCTCTTTTAGTTTCATATTCATCTTTATATGGAACTTTATCGTGACCAGGACAACATCCAAAATCTTTACTATCTATTCCTAAGGGTTTCATTTAAAATATATTTTATTAGGCATAAAGCCAAAAACAAATTCTGTTACTCCACATAACCACATTTCTAAATTATATTCTATTCCTTTATAAGTAGATAATACATAATAAGAACCTCCAATATCAGGAGTATCATATAATTTATCTAAAATATCACATCCTTCTGGTGATTCTAAAGATAAAAATAATCTTACAGAATCCTCGCCTTGAGAAATAATATCTAGT